GAGGACACCGATGCCGGCGCCTTCCCGTCCCCAGCGTTCCCGCTCGGTTGCCAACGAGGCGCGGCCGTTGAACCGAGTGGTCCAGGCCGTCAGGCCGAACCAGGTCGTACCACGGCAGAAGTAGCCGGGTTTCTTTGTGCCGGGAATGATCGGCACGACTGTGTAACCGCGTTCGACCAGGCGCTCGGCATGCTGCGCAAACGGTCCCATCATGCCCTCCCCACGGCCCGCGCCGGGGTAGGAAGGTCGTGGACGGTCACCCCGTATCGCGCCATCCGGCGTGCGATCTGCGTGATATGGCGCTTGCGCGCACGGCTGGCCGCGGTGGCGGGGGTAGGTTCTGGCGGCTGCGTCAGATAGAAGTCCCGCACCCGCAGACCAGCAGCCTCGATCGCCGCCATGATCCCGGCAATGCGGTCCTCGCGGGTCATGTTGTTGGGAGGGGTGCCGTTCCGCAGCGCGTGCTCGTAGCCGGTCAGCAGCCGGCGCAGAAGCTCAAGCCACTGTTCACGGCTAAGCCTTGCAAGATCGGTCTCGCCTATCTCGTCGAGATAGCTGCCGGCCTGCTCGCCACCTTCAAGCATTGCGGCGGTCTCGTGCTCATCCAGCTCTGAGCTGGTCATGCTGTAGACCTCCTCGGCTGCAGCATGGCAGCCAGCGTCGTCACAAAGCCAGACGACAGGTGCGCACGGCGGCGCGTAGCCGAGCCAGACCGCGCGCCTCCGGCACACGGCGCACACGGTTGGTTCGGACGTGGCGAAGCGCTGAATGACGTTCATGCCGCCACCCTCCGGATGCGGTAGCGGCTGTCGGCCTCGATCGTGCTTCCGTTCGGAAAGCGCACCTGGCGCTTCGCAATGCGCCAATACTGGCCGTCGCGCTCGACGGTCACTGCGATCGCGGCGCCAAGCTCGTCGCGGCGCGCATAGGCCTCGGCGACCTGCTGCGGTGCCGGACCGCGGCCACCCATCGCTCTCCACCAGGCCGATGCGTAGTAGCGCGCGCCGGCGTTGGCACTCTCGAACGCGATGTATTCCGAATAGCTCGTAAACCCCGACAGGTGGTCTACCCGCAGTGTCGGCGGCGCACCGGGATTGCCAGTCTTGCGATAGACGCGGAACTCCGAGTGCCGCACCGGCCGCCAGTCCGGCTCGCCGGACGATAGGATCGCCGCGTCGTCGGCAACGGCGGCATGCTTCGGTATCCGCGGCTCGCTGAAGAACACGTGACCGCAGCAGCTGCATACGCGCGCCGCCAGCAGATTTTCTTCCCGGCATGCGGGACAGACCTTGGTCAACACGTCGCCGGGACTGGCGGAGGTACGGCCATTGACGTGAATGGAGTCGACCGGACCGTGGCGGCGGATGTTCCCGGCGAAATCGAGGACCAGCGCATCATGTTTCCCGGGCGCGAGCCGGGTGCCGCGGCCACAATTTCCAAGAATTGCAACCTTGCCATTGCGGCGTGTAACCAACGTACCCAACCGATTAGACACGCACCAAACTAACTCACCGGCATGAGATGCGACTGCGGAAAATCGTGATCGCGTATAAGGCTTTTTATTACCAACGGCGCCGTCAGGATCACTTGTGCCTGCTATAGTTGCTACCGTCTTTGGTTTGATATGGACCCAATATAATGGTTTGGTCCCTCCAAATCCGGGTGTGCTCCGAATGCTTGGAGGGGTGTGAACCGCCTTGTTGCAGCGCAGCCCGCGTTGAACACACAGCGCTTGCAGCCGATCAGCCTGTTGCTCCCTGATCCCTGTCGTAACGTCGAGCGTTTGGCGGGTCCAACCATTGGGTTTATGACCGTTGGCTCCATTACCGAGGTTCATTGCCCCCAGCAGAACAGTCAATTGTCGCGCGGACAGACTGTCGAAGATTGGCGGCAAGTCCTTATCGAGCCAAGGTTCAAGCGCCTGCCATCCACGCTTGTCTTTATTCCTTTCTCGTGGGGCTCCTCGCGATACGTGGAAACGAATGAGATCGGGATAGCCAGCCGTCCAATCCCGCCGGACAAGCCTGTGTTCCCCGAATTTAAATCCACATGCTGCAAGGACTCGCCGAATTTCATCGCAATGCGCTGGTTTAGCCGACGATTGCGAAATCGCCACTACCCGGCTGCCCTTGTCCAAGCAGCCGTCCGTCAAGAACCAGCCGACAAACCGCAGCTCGTCATCTGAGATCGAGGCATTTTGGATGCCGTCATTTAATTGACCGCTGATGGGAATGCAGAACATGGATGCGCGCGCGGCGACCTGCGCCGCAGATTGCTTGTGCCACCGCACACAGTTTTCCGAATGCCCCTTGACGAGCAACTCGTGCCCGCCGGTGACACGAATATCGAGATGCGGTCCGGCGATCGCATACATGTCCTCGCCGGCGCTCAAGGGACGAACAATCTTGTTTTCAGCCGGGCACCACTCGATCAACCCGGTGACGGAGTCAAAGGCGGCAACGCTGTCGCCAAGGTTAACCGCGTCGTATCTGCACCAGCCACATGTTGTGAGTATTTCCGTTTGTTCGTCGAGGCACTGCTGAACATAGAGACCCGTACTAAGCGTTGGCCGCAGCAGCGCGATGAGATCGACCTGCGGGATATCGAAGCCGACGCTGAATATATTTACCCCGGTGAGGCACCGGATCGCACCGGCACGGAACGCCGCAAAGAGCGCGCCGCGCTCCTCGGACGGCGTCTCGGCCACCACCGTTTCGCACGAGATGCCGTGCCGGCGAACGGCGTCGCGAACGGCATAGGCGTGGTCAACGCCGCAACAAAAGCCGATCCAGGACTTACGGTTCTCGCCTTGCTCGACGATCTCGGCGACCGCACCCTCAACCACGTCGGTAACGTTGGCGGCGCGCTCGAGTTCGCCAGCAACGAACTCGCCCGCGCGCGTTCCAACGCCGCGAACGTCGATCGTGGCTAAGGTGGCCTTCGACCTAAGTGGCGAAAGCCATTTGTCTTTAATCCCGTCGCTGATCGAGTACGAGTAGACGATCTTCTCGAACAGCGCGCCGTCGCCGCGATGGAGATAGCCAGTATCTAGACGGAAGCACGTCGCACTCGCACCCATCATGCGGAGATCGGGATTGGTTCCCCGCAATGTATCGATCAACGATAAGTACATTCCGTCGCCGTCACGGGGTACGCATTGAACTTCATCTACAGCCAGCAGGTCGCGGCGGCCGAGCAGCGCAGCGTCGCGATACAGCGTCTGGACAGTGCCGAATATAATTGGCTGGTCGTGGTCGCGGCGGCCGAGTCCGTCGCAGCAAATGCCGTACGGCGCATCCGGCCATACGGCCAGCAGCGCATCAATGTCCTGCTCGACCAGCTCGCGCACGTGAGCGGCAACGGTGGCACGGAAGTTCCGATCGCGCGCAAAGGCCCGGCGGATGGTCTCGGCGAGCACCAAGCTTTTGCCGGTGGCGGTCGCCATGTCGATCAAAGCGGCGCCGCCGCCGTCACCCCAGTGCGTGTCGAGTGCCGCCAACGCGGCTTCCTGATACGGACGTAATACAACCATGACCGAACCCCGCTGAAAGAAGCGCAGTAAAGCGGTTGGTTGGTTCGGTTGGTTTTGTTTGGTTAGTTGGTTTGGCTGGTTAGTTGGGTTGGTTTGGTTTAGCTAGTTTGATCCGGTGCTGTATGGCCGGACCTTGGTGCACTGGACGCGATGCGGCGCCACGCTAAATCTCATCGAGCATGCGTTTGCCATCGGGACTTCGGATATCGCGAAACTGGCTCATCGCCTCCAGATAAGCGAGCACCTCGGGTGACGTGTCGAGCGGCCAATCGTCGAAGGCACCGACATCGATACCGTGCCTTATCGCCGCGTCGTGCTCGGGGCAGAAAAAGCCTTCGGGAAGCCACAAATACTTTCGCGGCCAAAAGCACCAGCCCTGATCAATCCATGGATCACCCATTGCCGCGCAGCCCGGCCAATCACATGGACACAACATTTTGTCGCCATCTTCGCGGATGGGCTTAACGTGGCCGTCATGGACCACACCGCGCAGCTCGTTGATATCAGCCATTTTTCCCTTCCCAGTTTTGCGCCCAATCCTCAATTATCGCGCGTGTGCCGCGTAAAGTTCGGAGAACCCTCGTCGATCCTTGTGATGCACGCTGCTGTCGCATGGGCGACGTGCGAGAAAGCCGCCCATGCGCCTCCTGGCCACGGCCGGTCTCAATACGGGATATTGTCCTTCATCTCTTGCGCGAGCGGCGGCTTGGCTGCGGCCGCTTGCTTTTGCCATGGCTTTGCCGCGCCGTTGGCGCCGCCGGCGCCGGCCGCGGCGACAGCTTTGGGTGGCGCTGCTGCCGTTGCTGCAGCCGGCTTCGGTCCCGATGTTGGCTTAGGTGCCTTCACCGGTGTAGAGCCACTATCCGAGTCGAGCGGCAGAATGCGCGACACGCGGTTTTTGTCCTCGTAAAGGCCGTTCTTGTCCCTCTCGATGCCGACCTTGATCTTGCACGGAACGAACTGGAACACCGATACGTCGGTCACCTGCTCCGAGACGCCGACGGCATCACAGAGATCCTTAAACTGGCGGCGGCCGATCACGGTCGCCTGTGCACTGGAGTGCTGGAACGTGATCCGCTGCCAGACCAGGCGGCCTTCGAATTCACCTTCGGTAATCTGCCACGACAGATTGACCTGCCAGCCGTCGCCGCTTTTCGGCTGCGACACCGTCGCCTCGGCGACCTGTGCAACATAAGTGCCGATCGGCAGCAGTTCGAAATGCGAGCCTTCCTCGACCGTCGGATCGAAAATTTCGGGCAAGGCAGTTTCGAAGTTCTTGTCATTCATGTTTTAGTCTCCTGAGTTACCGCACGCCGGATTGAAGTCACCGTTTCCCGGGGTGCGGCACTCGGGAGAAACGGTGCAAGCTGCTTGGTGAAATCGAAGTCGCGCGCGACCGGCATTTTTGCCGGGAGGCCGTAACGGTTCTTCGCGGTGAAGGCCGGGTGATTTTCAAAATGGAGATAACGCTGTGTGCCGCCGTCGGCGCGCACACGCTTCTTGGAAAATCCCGTATCCTCGGTCTTGATCACGAAATCGGTTGAGAGAAACGCGATGACGTCAGCCCAATCCTGAACCAGCGCGCGGGCGCGTTTGTGAACGCGCAGCTGGTAGGACGAATAGCTCGGTGCTCGCGGGTCGTTGACGGTCTCTACGGCGCTGTGGCCAAGCAGCACGATTGTCATATTGCGGGTGCGGCGGAGCCAGTCGAGACCGGCGAGCAAATCGAGCCACGCACGGTCGGCCTCGACATAGCCACGGCCGTATCCGGGGGTTTCGATCGACGGCCAACTGTTGGCCACGCAGACGCTTTGCCAGACCAGCGGCTCGAGTGCGTCGACAGTGTCGAGCACCAAGGTCCGATAGTCATGCGGCTCGTTACCAAGCGCAGCAATGGCATCGCGCACGGTCGCAAGATCGTCGAGTAGGCCGAAGGTATCGAGCGTAATGCCGCCCGGACAACCGTCCTCGACCTGCAGGAAAACCGGTTGCGGAAAACGCGCGCCCAGCGTGGTCTTTCCGGTGCCTTCCTTGCCGTGAATTACAATGCGTGGCGGCAGGGTTGCGGTGGTTTGCCGGATGTCGGCGAGTGTGATTATCATGCCTTCCCCCCAGAACAGGCCAGACTTTGACCACTCATGCCACTGCCCCCCTCTGAGTTCGAGTTCATGGCGCGTCCTCAAGGGCCGCCTCGATCGCACGCTCGATGCCGGCGACGGTCGGCGACTTCGTCAGCCAGTGCGGCGCCGTCAACGCCGTCGGACCAAGGAATGTTGTCGAGGATGTCTGCGCGCAGTTCGTGCTTGATGGTGCGGGATTGCGGCGTTCCGCCGTTGCGCATAGATGTCATGTGTCTTGCCCCTTCGTTGTGCGACGATCGGAAGACTGCGCCGGGCCGCGTTGGTGAGTTGGCCCGGCGTTCCTCCTATTCAAACAGGTTCTGGTATTGCTGCAGCTTCGCGCGCAGGCTCGGGCGTTGAAGAGTTCCCTGCCGCCCGCTTCGGCTGCGCCCCCGCCTCACGCTGCTTCGGGGGATTTACAGCCGCTGCTCCCGGGAACGGCGCGCCGTGGTCGGACTGCCAGTTTTTACGAAACTCTTCGTTAAACTCCGCCTCTTGCTCGTCGCCCCAATGGTCTTCTTTCCATTCCGCAACCCAGTCGTCCTTAACATCACCCCAGCGCTCGCCGCTCTCCTTGGCTTCGCGCCTGGCTTCCTCCAGGTCGTCTTCCATGGCTGCGCGGATGGCCTCTTCGCGGGCCTTGTTGCGTGCTTTTTCGGGATGCCTGGCCTCTATAGCGACTCGCTTCGCTTTTTTGGCCTTCCGCTCCGCATTGTCGGCGGCCTCCGAGATACCGATAAGAAAATCGCAGGCGTTGTCTAAATCTGAGGGTGATATTGCGGTGACGAATTTTTCCGCCGGCTCCGTCTCATACTCTTTAAAGCCGTGGCACATTTTGAGCGACCGTTTCCGATTTAATGCCGCCAGGAGCGCCACCGCGGACTTGACCGCCGCTACCTCGGGGTCATCGTTACCCGTCTCCGCCGCAGCGTGTCGAGCTGCCATGGCCTTGGCGGTTTCGCCCGGATCGCCGCCGTTGCCGACAGGCTCCGCTTGCGCGATTTCAAGCGACGCCGCCGGCTCCGGCTTCGAGGTCTCCGGCGCCGCCGTGGCGGTGACCTTGCGACCAGAGCCACCTTTGCGGGCGGATGGCTTCGTGGCCGGCTGCTTGCGGCCCAAGGTGTCAATTCTCGTGTCCACCGTGGACACGTCACCCTCGCGCTCGAGGCTGCGCCTGACCCTGCCGACGGTGGTCGGGCTTACCTTTGTCTGTTTGGCAATCTGCCGATCTGTCTTCTGAGGCTGCGCCTTCAGCACGTCTGCGACGAGACCAAGCTTCTGCTCAACGGTGAGATGGCGGCGGCGAATGTTGGCGCTGATAACAAAAGTATAAGGATCGGTCGATGCGTCGAGCGTGATCACCTTATTGCGATAGACGAATTCCGCACCTACCTGGACGTCCACTCCGGTGATCTCAGCTTGGGTGCCAGTCTCCAACTCGACGCCAGCAAGGCGATTTCGGCCATCGAGCAGCAGCAGCGGCGCTTGCGAGTCGGCCTGCCACAACACGATTGCGCTGGTAAGCCCGTTCTTGACAATGTCCGCACCGAGCTCGCGCAGTTCCGCTTCGGACATCATAGGAAACAGATTGGCCGCCGGATGGACACTGTCGCGCCAAGAGCTAGCGGCTTGTTTACTTGTGCATGACCCTTTATCTGGCATTTTAGTTCCTCGTTTCGGTAAGCGACGGAACGGATTTGGCTCAAGCGAACGCACCGGCCTCGCCAAGGCCGGTGCGTTCTCATGCTGCGGTCCCGGCCTCGCGGGCCTTGAGAAATTGCAAGCAATCGGCCAGCCGATAGCCGACCCTGCGAGGAGACAGCTTGATCCTCGGCGGACCTTCGCCACGGACGGCCATGCGCTTGAGAGTGTCGGGAGAGACGCCCAGCAGATAAGCCGCAGCCGGCTCGGACAAGATGCGAAGGACGTCAAGCGGGGAGAGTTCGTTTGTCATGCCCGGCATTTGGGGGCGGGATGCGGCAGACCGCAATTCATTTAGTTTTTAGTTAGTTGGAAAAAGTTTCGATCCGGAATTCAGAAAATTTCAGCGAGTTTCAGAAAGTTTCAGAAAGTTTTTGTAGCGCTCGGCAAGCCGTTTCGCCTTACTCACCGGTTCTGCGACCCCAGCGAGAACACCGGTCTTTGCGATCTCAAGCGCGGCACCGTAAAGCGTTCTCCCTTTGCGGATCAACTGGCCTAGTTTCTTGAAGTGTCTCCGATCGTCGGCGGCGTATCTCGCGTCTCCCTTCCTCGGGCCGCGCCGCCGGCGGGGCTTTGCTGGCGGCGCTGGCGGGCTCGGATCGCGCGCCCCAGGCTCGACCGGTACGGGAAGCACGCCGGCGGCCCGCAGCTTTTCGGTCCATTCCTTCAATTCACGCAGGCGCGCAGCCTGCTGGACCATGATTGGGTGCGACCGGATCTGCTCCAGCCGCTTGACCAGCTCGGCGGGCAGTGGCGGCAGCTGCGGCAAGCCGCTAAATGGTCTCTTGGTCGCGGGTCTGATCCGTGGCTAGTCGAAGGGGCCGGCCGGCGTTCTCAGCGCTGGACGGCCTCCGATTTTAGCACGTCGTGCGTCCGCTTGCTTGCTCCTGCGCCTTTTCCCCCCGACAAATCCCCGCCAGCTTACCATGGTCTTCCCAAGGCCATTTTCTGGGAAGCCTACGGCGTCCGCGCTTGCATTAAGTCATTGAAATACAATGTATTTCATTGACGCTTCCATGCGTTATGGCCATTTTCTCCTATGACGAGAAGCCCGGCATCCAGGCGATCGCGACCACCGCTGCGGACCTGCCGCCTGAGCCGGGCGTGCATCCAAGTTTCGCCCGCGAGCAT